TTAGCACTGGTCTCAGTGTTGTTTTGATTATCGGGGTTTGATACACGTGCCATATACGACACTAAATCATCTCCATCCTGGGTGTAATGGATGAGTTTAACGGTGGACATACAGTAGTAAAAGTGTTTCAGCCGTCGCGGCTTGTATGAAAAAAATAAAAGAAGTTGTCTCAGTAATCTAGTTACTGCGGTGGTCTGTAGAAAAGGGACTCCGAAGAGTCCCCGGTACAGGAGGTCCACCCTTCCCCCTGTATAAGGCAGGGTTTGCATTAAACCCAGTTAGGGACTGAGTTTTTATTGTAGCCTCTTGCTTGTCGTCTTTGGTCTAAATTCATACCTAAGACAAGGTGATTTGCACTTCCTTGGGGATCTTCTAAAGAAGAAGTAAGGAGGTCGTTCCATTCTTCACGTTTACGTTGGTTAACCGCCTCTTGAGCAGAAATACCAATAGCATCTGTAAAGTATTTTACACCTTGTGCAAGACAGTCAATGCGGTCGTCATGTCTAACAGCACCTTTTTCCATGCACATGCGTGACATTTGATAAAACAGCATATACATAAGTCGTTTTTCTGGTGCTTCGTCAGGATTAGAGTTGTAATCCCAGTCAATTACGGATCTGTCAATAACAAGACGGTGTTGGTTAAGGATAGGTTCAAGACTGTCAATAATACGTTGTTCTTTACGTAACGTAGCACGTACTTCTTCAATATCAATACCTTGTTTAGTTTGTTGAAGGTGTTTTTTAAATAGTTCTGCTACAATACCGTCACCAAAGTTAGTTTCAATAACAAGTTTAGTAACGTTAAACTTCTTACAACCTCTTAAAATGTCCAAGAGTGTGTTGTCTGAGTATCCATCTCTGTAAGCACGCATTTCGTGCAAGTACAAAAAACCGTTTCGTTGGCTGATATAAGCCGCTGTTGTTTCATCCGATCCACGACCCGACGGGTCAACCGAGCAGATTGTCTCTTGGTAAGGGTGCCACTCTCCTTGTAGCTGCATTGGACTGTAGAAATAATCTCCAGGTAGTCCAACAATCGGAGCGTCTTTGATGACGTTTTTTGGATCTGAGCACCAGATGACGGAGTCAGGAGCAGTGGTAGGATTAACGGAAGTAACAACCAAGTCTTGCATTTTAAGCGGGAACTTGTCAGCGTCACTAAGGGACGTGTCAAGCATGAACTGCAACATAAAGTTGCTGCGTCCCATTGCTGCTTCACGTTCAATAAGATCATCATTATCAAAACGATCAGGGTCAGTTACATCCCACGCTTCTGCACCCATGTCGATGTCTTCCTGTAGCTGTGGAGCTATAAGACCTTCGTAGTTGCTAAGAGAGCGTGGGACGCGGGCAGGCCAAACAAACGGTCTGTAATTGCGTTCTGCAAGCTTACGGTAAATTGTAAATGTGGTCTGCGGTGTACCAAGGTACATAATACGGGAGTCATCCTTTGGTGTAAGGATAGACTCCGCTTCAGTACAGAGTTGTAGAAGTTTAGACCTCATAAACTCTGTCATTGAATTACCAGGAACTTCAATGTCGTCTAGGATCATTAAATCTGCGCGGCTTCCGGTGAGCTGTCCAGTGATGCCCACCGACTTTACGCTTGGCGCTTGGTGGGGTGAGCAATTCACATCGAAGCTTATCCTGGACCACCTTGCATCGTCGGACTTCGGGCGTAAATGAGAAAGCCATGGTGTTTCAATAATAAGTTTTTGCAGGAAGATAGACATGTTGTCGGCCCGTTCTTTAGAGGCCGAGATAATCATGATCTTTTTTTCTGCATTATTGAAAAGCGTCCAAAGAACGAAGGCTCCAGTAATCCATGACTTCCCAACTCCACGGAAAGCTTGTATCTGAAGACGTTTAGGTCCAGACTGAAGATAGTCTGCGATTGCGTATTGTGCACGTGTAGGCTCCGGTAGATCAAGCTGCGCCCACAGGGCTTGCAGGAACAGCTTGAAATCATCTTGTAGGGCGGTTAAAACGTCGGTCATAGGTTAAGGTATGCGTATGATAGCACCGCTAAAAAGGGGATCCAATTCAATTGTACGACCACCAAATGGATTGTCGTCACCAGGTGTAGGAAATCCTGTGTCAAAAAAGTCAGGAGCAGTGCTAATAAATTTCATAGCGCCACCTCTAGGCTGTACTCTGTTTTGTTTTTTAGGCTTTTGCTCCATTTGCTTTAGTTTCCGCTGAAGCTTTTCCCCTTCGGCATGAGCTTGTCTGTGCTCTGATTTGCCAAGTGACATAATGTTTTCAGCGGTGTCACCTAAAGCAACTCCAGCTTGCTTAAAACGTTCAAAATATTGAGCAATACGTTCTTCAGACATTTCTAACAATGCACGGCCAGACAAAAACAAAGGAGTTCTGTGATGACCCTGTCTGCCTGCAGCGCCTGCTTCTGCCATTTTTTCAAAAAAAGCAGGACGATCAGTACCAGGTGGCGTAGATATTTGAGCTAATTGCTCACGTCGTCCACCTGTACCGCTGCCACGCGTACGCTTTCTAGTTGAGTAACGTTTGCCTTGCAGTCTACCTTTTTGAAAATTAAAAGTCCATTGACCTTTAGGGCGATCTGAAGGGTACCCCCAATCTCGAAGCATTTCTCGAACAGAGTATTCATTTGGTTTATATGCTTTTTCTGCTTTAACCTTCCATTCAGAATATGGTATCGGTTTAGGGGTATCTGCCATTAGCTAATGTGAGATAAAATTAAAGATTCTCTAAGTTGGTTTTTTCCAAACTGTTCTCTCATCCAAGAGAGCCAGTGGTTACTTCCTTTGTCCTGATTGCAACAGGTACAGGCTGGTACGACATTCGATGTGATGTCTTCGCCGCCCAAGCTACGAGGATGAACGTGATCAAGAGTAAGTTCATGTAATTCATAAGTTTTTCCACAATACACACATGTGCAGCCAAAGTGTTCTTTAATGCTGCGCCTCCAAAGGCGCTTGGCTTCGGGAGACGTCATGGTGATTAGGTTGTAAAGGTAATGATCAGGGGTAGGAAGTAAAGGGGTCATGCGTACTTTTGGTTACGGCGAGGTCTAGTGCGATTTCGTTTAGGACTTTCAAGTTTACCTTTGTTAGGTCCTGTGTGAGATGCATCTTTACCGTCGCGGTTACCGTAAGTACCCAGCTGTCGATTGAGTTTGTTAGCTTTAGTTCTGATTTTTAGACCTGCTGAGGTCTTATTGTAGGCACGCTGTTGCTTTCGACGGCGAGCAGCGGCAGTAGGGTTTGATTTGTAGTAATTAGACGTTTTGCCGTTTGCCATAGAGTCTACTTTGTACCATTTCAGGGTCAACTTGCGGCATAACGTTTGCAAGTTTAGACAGCGGGTTACCTTCGTAGGCAACACCGTTAATGTCGTTAGCCTTCAGCCAGTCACATGCTGCCTTCAGGTCTTGTGTAGTAGCCTCACCCGACTTGATGCGGGCAAGAAACTCCTTTGTAATGAGGTTGTGCAGTTCGTTAAACTGATCCTCTGTTGCCTTTTTCTTAGCCATTGCGAAGCACGATCTGGTCAAGTTTGTTTTCAATACGTACCATGTGATCTTCCATCCGGCTAATTAGATCGGACAACTCAGACTTCTTAACATAATCAGAAGCTACAGTAAGTTCGATACCGTCTAGCCGGCGGTCAAGTGCGCTAATGCGTTCATGTACGCTATTTATTCTGTTGTGCAGCCTGCTGTTCAGTGCTGCTCCGCCCGCTATCGCTGCTATCGACAGGCTTACTAGAGCTTCGATCATTTTTTAGTGATACGATAGGAATAATGTCGTGACACAACACCTCTACACGGCTTCCAGGACGAAAAGTAAAACCAGCTTTCATAATTTCTGTGCACTTCATTGCACGAATCATCTCGTAGTTTAGCCTCATCTTTTGTTCGTGCCGTTTAGCTATCTGTTTGCACAGCTCTATCATGCCGCCGTCAAGCGGTATCATAAAGGACATCTGCATACCGTAGTTGTTAGAACGGACGTATCCGTCAGCTTCGTACGGTATGGTATCGTTACCCATATAAAAGGGGCTAAACGTCATGGTAGATCCGTTACACGAACTGTTAGCACCAAATATCTGTCTACTTGGTGCACCGTTGTTTTGGAATTGCACTGCCTGGTTAGTCACGTTACCCGTGGCAGCAGCTACAGGGTTAGAAGTGTTTTGTACCTTGGGATCTTCTGCGTAAGCAGGTGTTACTGCGAGAAGATAGAGAGCGAGGTAGTGGTAGAAGTGGAGTCGATGCTTTCTGTGATGTCGATTGTTTCTACAACGCCTGCGTCTCGTGTTGTGATCTCCAGAGACCAAGGATCTCCAGCCGTGGTTACGGAAAAGGTTGTACTGTCGCCAGCAATATCTGAGCTGGGAGTTACGTTTGATCCACTCCATGAGTTGTAATCACCACCAAAGACTTCAGTCTCGATAGTACGTTCAATGTCAATCGTGGTGGTGGTAGTCGATTGCATTGACCCCTGGGTAAACTGCGGGGTAACAGTTTGAGCTGATGCAGGCGCAGCCAACAGCAGCAACAGAAGTAGCTTTTTCATTCCTTTTTTTCGCGGGTAATTGAGAAAGTTGCTAGAGTGCCGCTAAGAATTGATGCGACGTAGGTGGGATCCATCTTCTCCATCCAGCCTGCGTAGCTAGCAGTCAGGAGTCCGGCGGACCAGACGAGGACGACGAATTTGATGAACCCTTCCGTTTTGTTATTTTTGTCCATGCTTGTTTAAGGACGGGCTTCATTACATTTACAGTCCACTTAAAGACTGCTGTTGCTGTAAGGGTGGCCGCAACAGACACGGTAGCTGTAGTACCAGCCGTGACAAGTATCTCGTTAGACGGGAGAGGCATAGTTACATCCGTAAATGGGATGTCTACCTCTCGTGTGTCTTGAGGAATATCCGGTAACTTGACCGGAGGAGGTTTAGGTTTAGGTTTTTCTTTGTCGGATTCTGTTGTTCCTTTGACTCCCGGAGGTGGCCGAAGGTCGCTAGGAGGCACCACAAGCGGCTTGTACGAGGGCAAATCCGCTCGTGGGACATCTAGTACCGGACGGGGTAAAACAAGGGGCTCAGGGAGCCGTAGAGACGGTAGTACCGGCGGCTCTCCTAAGTCCATTATTTGTTAGGGAAAAGTCCGTTACGAATAAACTCAACAGCTTTGTCATCGACATCGTTGTCGGTAGACTCAGCCAGTTTGGTCAGCATGTCTACAATGAGCAGCTTGACCTTGTCAGATTGAAGAAAGGAAAACAGGATTGGACGGATAAGGGTGATCATTGTGCTAAAAGGTAATGGTTATCAGGACCAGGGTGTGCCGGATCCAACAGTAGGTGTAGCTTGTTCAGTCAGTTGGGCTTCAAGTGCTGCAGCAACTTCTGCAACCTTTTCTTCACCCAGGGCTGCTTTGACCCAGCCAACGACAGTCTCTTCGGTCAGGTCAGCGTAGGGAGTGACCACATCGCCTTCAAGACCAATAGAACCATAAGCACCAGCGGAATACACTTCGTCATCAGAACGTGCATCAACGGTGTAGTGAACAGTAGAAACGCGACCGTCAGCGAGAGTGCGGTCAAGGTTAGCAACTTTCCAAGTAATAGTAGACATTGTTAGTAAATAAAAAATAGAGTGGTTTATTCTGCAGCTTCTAAGGCTGCAACTTTGGTTTCTAAGGTTTCGATTTTGGCGATTGCTTCCTGCAGTGCAGCAGTCAATATCGGAACTAGCTTTGCTGGATCAAGCTGTTGATCACGAATTTCCTCTGATTGAAAAGTCCAAGTTTCGCCTTCTTTTGCTTGGCGCTCAAAAACATTTGTTTGAGTTTTTCTGCCTTCTGCATCGTAGCAATCACCATACCGATCCATTTCATCTTTTTCGCCTGTAACAGCGGTTGGCTCCACTGCCTGAACCTCATGCGCTATGAATCCCCTTTGCGTTGAGGTTGTGTCGGAATTGCCACTAAGTTCATTCCAGTTGAACGTAACTGGGCGCAACTGTTTTACTAAATTTATGCCACCAGTAAAATTCTGCACATTATCTTTTAAGCGATAATCAGAGTTGCTGCCGTAAGAAACACCGCTTCCATTTTGAGAAATGGTGCCGTAATGAGTTCCACTGCCCGACTTAAATGAAATCCAATTACCAGCTCTTTCTTGCATCACAAGACGAGCTAAATTGCTTGTAACAGCACCTAGGTTGGGGTCCTGGATGCTATGCACCATATCAGTGCTTACAGGGTCTGAATCACCATGCCCAATTCGGCACTCACCATTGCGATTTATAATCATATGCGCGCTCGGGGCGCTTGAACCGTCCGTGGTGGTTTTGAAAACGAGCCTACCCGGCATATCATTAGCACTAGGAACACCATCAACGAATGCTTGAATAGCTGCAGCTTCTACAAATTCACTGCCATCCATTCCTTGGAAACTTACATCGCCCAAGATGTCGCCATTAGCAATGCCTTGATTAGAGCCAACGCTTGTGCCTCTAGTACGTCCCAGTAGCAAGCGAGCAGCCGCACTCACCGCAGAGGTGTTGTTTGTTGTTCCTGAGTTGGCAGTAATAGAAATTGCAGCAGCATTTGCATCGCCTGCTCTCTCTACTTGCAAAAGGTTTGCGCCAATTGTTTGATTGTTCCACTTGTTGCGAGTACTTGACGCTCCAACCAACAATCGCCCTGAGCTGTCGATGCGTGCAAATTCACTACTGCCATTTTTGAAAGCTAAGCCAACTGATCCATTTAAAGTATCTAAATTGAATCTGCCAGAACCGTTCTCGTAAAATTTTAGACTTGCAGCGCCGCTACTTGCATTGAGATTAACTAAGTTGCCAGTTCCACTAACAACAAATTTGCCAAACGCTGACGGATTAGTGTGTCCTACTCCAACATTGCCAGAGCTGTCGATGCGCATCCTTGTGTTACCTGCCGTGCCGAAGTTAAATCTTTGATTAGCGTGTTCGTATTCAATATATCCGTCATACTCGCCACCGCCACTGGTTGCGTCTGAGAAGTAAATAGAACCATGGCTAGACGTTCCAGAGCGAATCGTGATTCCGGAGTGACCACTATCTGCAACTGTAAGGTTGTCGGCATTTCCAGAACCTTCAGTCGTCGTGCCCAACAACAACCGCCCCGAGCTATCGATTCGCATCCGCTCGGCTGAGCCTGTGGCAAAACGCAGATCTGTGGCACGGAAACCCATTGACGCCAAAGAGCTTCCGGACGTGTTAGTTGCTTGTAAAGCTGGAACGCTACCAACTTCACTAACACCGCCAGAAAAACTAATATTTTTATCCGTGCCCATGTTCACGGTCATGCTGCCGTTAGCAGTCGTTGTCCCTACCAACAACCGCCCCGAGCTGTCGATACGCATCCGCTCGGTATTTACCGACCCAGTCGTGTGACCAAAATTGAGAGTTTCGCCTGTAGGTACAAAAATCTTGTCCCCAGTTGAAAGAGTTAATTTGGAATTAGGGTTAGTGGTTCCAATGCCAACATGCCCAGAGCTGTTGATACGCATCCGCTCGCTGCCATCAACTGAGACCAAAAGATAACTTGCGTTAGGTCCGACATTATTGGGATCCACCATCAACTGTGTTCCACCACCGTTATGCAGAATCCTGAACTTGTCGTTTGTAGTATCAGAATCAACGATTGCGAAGTCAGGGAAGCTTCCTTTTACTTCCAGGTTATGCCCAGGCGACGCCGTCCCGATTCCAACCCGGTTATTAGTACCGTCAACCTTCAGAGTATTACTGTCGATGTTGATATTGTCATCAACACCACCGGTTGTAATTTGTGTAAGTGCCATAATTAAGATCCTCCTTCAAGAGCGGTTAGTCTTGCCTCAAGGGAGGCGTTTTGTGTTTCTAGGGTTTCGATGCGCTCCATTGCTTCTTGAAGTGCTTTGACTGCTTTCATATAAAGCACTGAA